TTACTAATATCTGTAGGCACTTTAGCCTCACTACTTACGAATCTTATTGAGTCACTTTTACCTGTCCCTGGTCCGGTGACCATGCCACTTGGCTCACCTGTATCTCTATTAATACCTATGCTAGTCAACTTCTCTCCACCAGTTGCATAACCTGCTATGCCGCCTGATGCGTTTTGAAATTTACTTTTTTCTAAATCTTCTTTGTAACTTTTTCTAATATCTTCAATTCCAGATATGCCTGTTGGATCTACATCTATCATTCTAGGATCATCCTGCCCTTGTACAAAAGCAGTGGCTAGTAAACCAAGCTCTGCTGCTTGAACTGGATTTTTAATTATAAAATCTAAAATTTTTCCTGGAGCACCACTTAATAAATCTCCAATGCCTCCACCACCAAACCCTCCTGGTACGCTCATCAAATCTTCAACATTTTTGGCATCGGACATAGACTTACCTATTTTACCAGTGGGTGTTTTAAAAGTGTCCATCATACCCTGAGAAAATGTTTTACCTGGACCAGCTGTGGCTCCACCTAGCAAGGCGGTTATTCCAATATTTCTTGCTATGTTTTCTGGTTTGTCTCCAGCAATCAAAGCTCCAATACCTTGAGCTAGTGCGGGATTAAATCCAAAACCAGGGGCTAGTAAACCTATTCCAATTTGTCCGACTGGACTTTTTAGAAGTTTTTTAGCACTCTTGAATATATTTTTTAACATTACTCATCCCCTGTTGCTGCTCCACTAAATAAATTTGGTGCGATAACGTGAACATCTCTACGTATATCGTCTTCTGTCGTCTCAGTTGCAGGGTTGGCGATGTCAGCGTCCACCTCTTCATGGGAGCTGTATTCATGTCCTGTTTTAGTATTTGTAACTGTAGTTTCTACTTTAGCACTATAAACGGGTATTTGTTTACCGCCTATTATGTCATAACGTAGAAGCTTAGGTTCATCTACAATTTTTGCCATAGTATAGTTTTATATATGAAAAACTAAGAAATCAATAGGTATTAACCACAAATAAAATTGGTATTAAAGGCTATTACTGTCTTTTTACATCCTTTTTCTATAGGTGGTGAACAATGAGGTAAAAACGCTGGAAAGCTAATAATATCTCCTTCTTCACAAATTTCTTGAAAATTTTTAAATTGTGTTGAATAACCT